CAATACTTCGTCCCGAGACATTCCGAGCGCAAGAGCTAATCCGAAATAGAATCGCTCTTCGGGGTGCTGTCGGAGTTTTTTGCCGCTTCCTCAGTTGATTTTTCCGCAAGGCCGTTCATCAAGAGTACCTTTTCAAACAGTTTTTGCAAGACTTCGCCATTTTTTGAAGCCAGAAGTTTCAGATCTTCTTCTGAATCCGAAAATAGCCTTACGCCGTTTTCGTCGCACAAACTGAGAGCCACGGCGACAACTTGATTGTCAAATATGGTGTCCCAGTTCACATGCCCGCCTTCCTCGTCCATTTCAATTGACTTTTTTGTGTAGGTGTTTCTTTCCTCCGCAGACCACTTTTTCAAGCAGACTTCTCCGCCCCATTCCGGAACGGAGTATTTTTCTACTCCAAAGTCTTTAGCGCTAATTATTGAATCACGATTTAACATTAATATCCTCCCTTTATGCCGCCACGGTCGATGTTACGCCGCCGCTGACAATCAAATTTGCCGAATAGGTTATTGCGCCGCTGACAGGTGCCTTGACGTCATATGAGGTCACAAAGCACTCGCCTTTCTTTGCAACCGATCCTGTGCCGGTTGAGTATGGATAGTATTCAAATGATTTTGTGTCCGAACTGCCGACAATTCCGGCAAGCACTGTATCAACGGTTGTTGAAAAGTTGCCGGAAATTGAGCCGTTTGAACCTTTTAGACCCATGACGTAGTTTTTTGCAGTGTCCGTGAACCCTGTCACCTCTACAGTATCGGCTTCTACAGGCAATGACGCATCTGTCATGCCTGTTGAAATATCCGTCAGTGAGCCTGCTGCGTTGTCGATAAAAAACTTTGCTGTTTTACCATGAAAAAAACTCATAGAATCATCTCCTTTTTAGGCCTGAGTTGACCTGTTTAATGCCACACCAAAGGTGCAGCTTTCAGTTAGTGTACACGACGCCTTGACGTAGCGCCTGATTTCGCCTGTAATGGCCACCCTTTGTGCTGATGCTCCCGCAGGTGCCGTGTCAAATGTTACAACAGTTTCCCAGCTTGAGCCGTCAGATGAATGGTCGATTACAATTGCCGCATCGGACGTAGCCGTCGCCGCAACCTGCAAGTATCCGGCGCCGCCGTTAGTTGACTTTGCTGTGTTGTCAAGCGCCGCACCTGAGCTTGATGCCGTTGCCGCTGCCAGCGCACGGACGCATTTGACCGGCTCCTTGCCGATATTGGACTGACATGCTGCTGCCACCCTGACAGCGCCTGAAATTGACGCCTGGACGCTATGCTGAGTGTTGTACCCTTTCATGCCGTAGCCGGGCGCTCCTGCTGATTCGCGAGGATACCATGTCCATACGTTCTCAGTTGTGGATATTGCGTTTTCAAGATACTGGTCAATTTCACCTGTAGAGCCAGCGCCAAAGCCTTCCGCTGCTAATGTGGCGCTTTTAAGCCCCATAACGTATTGTTTCGCTGTGTCGGTAAATACTGTTGTTTCAACCGTGTCTGCCGCCATACTGACATCAACACTGTCCAGATAGCTTGACATGGGATTGCCGTTTAAGTAGACCTTTGAACCTTTGCCATGATAAAACATTTTATCACCTCCTAATGCACGTCCATGCGCCAGAATCTATGCTTGCTTCGCTTAACCCGCAATTTCTTCTGTTTGCACTTCTTGTAAACTTTTTTGCTTATCTGTTTCATTTCATGCCTCCGTATGGTATATCAATAGGTCTGTAATTTTGCCGATCCGGGTTATTTCATCGTCGTATAGGTCGGGTCCTTCATCCAGCTCAATGTTTTTCACAGGTACGCCCCCGGTTTCCATCGTCTGATTGAAATAGTTCTGTGTAGCCGCCCTGACCGCCTCCTGAACCGCAGAACACTCAGTATACGTATTCGCCCATGATGTAATTTGAATGCGTGTCATTGCCCCTATGTCCGCCGAAAAGGCATGTATTTTAGGGGAGTCAATTTTTTGTATTGTGATTGCGGGTAATTTGGGGTTTTGTGGAAGCTTAAGATAGTGAACACGGTTTGATACCAAAGGCGATATGGAGGTTTTCAGGTATGCCATTAAAGCTTCTTCAATTACCATTAAATCACTTCCTTTGCTGGGATTAACAGTTCTTTATCCTTTTCCCCAATGTTTAGGACCGCCAAAAACTGCAAATACCTGTTCTTGTACTTTAGCCGCATTGTAGAGTCGAGGTTAAATCTGTAGCGCATCTTAATCTTTGAATTGGCCTCACTTATCCGCTCCTGCTGCAACCACTTTTCAGCGCCCGAAACAGGCTCTATGCTGCACCAGACATTAGCAAGGTCTGTCCATGTCTCAATGTCTTCCCCAAAGCTATTTTTGGACTTTGCAGGGTATTGTATGGTCGCATATTTGTCAAGTTCTCCCGCTCTCATTAAAACCACACCCTTTTCCCACGCAATAGCCTTGCTGCGGCCAGCGGTATTTCTTTAAGCTCTCCATACTTTGTATCACGTGAATTTTCTCTGTTTTCGTATAAATCGCCAACAATCAGCTTTATGGCGTGTTTAATTGTTTTGGGTACATTTGTTGACGTTCCGTAGCCTGCCACGTACTCAATATTAATGGGATTTAAAGGATTCAGCGTCACGGAAGGCCAGCTTGCGGTTTCCTTCAAAACTACCCTTCCCGGCTCCGAATTTATGTCTACATCGTAATCTGACGTGCTTAAAGTTTCTTCAACGCCGTCAACGTCCGTGTACTTTACGGAACTTACCGATACCAGCGGCGCATAAGGTATTTTCAGCGTGTTTGATGTTGGCCACCGGTCAAGGTAATAATTCCATGTTTGATTAATGAGCCTTCTGCCCGTATGACCCTCTACCATATCCCTTGCCACGGTGATGTAAGACTCAATATCATCCTCCTCCGGAGTATACGGCGAAAATTCAAGCACATTTACGCCATAGACCGCCGAGCCTATAACCGTTGCGCAGGCGCGTATATACTGCTTGCTGCCGGAGTATTCTTTTTCCACAACCGTATTCTGATTATCTGTAGACAGTGCGGTAAAAGTGGAGCCTACAACATCGGAGTATGTTATATTGTCGTCCGATTCCTCAAGGTGGATTGACACGCTGCCTGTTACAACTCCCGCTGTGGCGTTCACAACAACTCTGTTACCCATTACGTCAACACCTGTGCCTGTAGAATCGCCTGACGAATAAGAGGCGGTGTTTATCGTTGGCGTTTCGGTGACAGCGTCGCCTATGGTCCCAGCGTCAATACGCAGACGATTTTTTATTTCGTCCACGCTAACCGGTTCCTCTGCCGGTTCTGTTTTGATTTTTAAAGCAAATTTATCAGGAAACATACTATCACCTTCTTTTCGCAGTACTCTTCGCCGGTGTTCTTGCTGGACTCTTTGCGACCGGTTTAGGCATTACCGCCGCTTCGGGAGGCTTGATAACCGCTGATTCAATCTTTTTTTCAGGGATAATCTCAATCAGATCGGCGCTATTGGATTCAATCAATTGCCTTCCGAGTTTGTCTGGCAATGTCAAGGTATCACCTATACGGTTATTTCCATCCGGTCTAGCCCATTTTGTTTTCATTTTGATTTTATACATTTTTATCATCCTTTTTGATGCATAATAAAAGGAGCCTGTTTAGGCTCCTGTGTTCGACCATTAATCCAATTGCGTGGTACTACACCAATGCTACCTCAATACTTTTAACATATTCAAATGGAGTTTTTGACTTGTGCATATCAATAACAATTTTGTCGGCATACACTGTGCATATCAAAAAGCATCCAGTGCCCGAAGCTGTTGGACAATTTACATCAGTCAAAACCCCTGCTGTACCCGTTGAAAGTATAGGATTGTGCTCATGCCCATTCAGATACAATTTAACGCCGTATGTATTTGCCAGTGCCAACACTTCCAATCTCCCATGTTCATCCGTTATAGGCCATGGAAAATTTGCGTCACCTGTAACAATGCTCCAATGGCATACAAGTATTTTATGTGTCGCAGGTACTTGTAATTGCTGTTCTATCCAAGTCAA